TTTAAAGAAAAAAGTTTTAAAAAAAATAATTTTTTTTATTTTTATTTTCGAAATTTCATAAAAATCTCGTCATTAGATTTAAATTAGACATAGTCTCTCTATAAAAAGTTCCAAAAAACATGGTGTTGCTTCGCAGATTATGTAGGGGTATAGAGGATTCCAACACAACTAGAAAAATCTCATGGATATTTTATCGGGTGATATGTCGCCACAAGACCAATTGTAAACGTAACAGTGATTATGACCATTACCCTTCAAGAACTTGGAACCACGGAGTGTACTAGGATTCAAACCAATATCCAAAGTATTATACACATCGAACCCGGCATTGCGCGCGAGCATGACCGCCGACTTGAGGTCACCACGACCCGTGTCGTAAAACATATAGGCTTGATTTATATACATTTGTGTTTTGACCGACCTATAGGGTACTGAGTAATAACTCGTGAAATGACCCTCGTCATTTAGGTATGAATACACTATTTCACATTTGGGTAAAAGCCACCGACGCACATATGATTCATCTATCACAGGTGCGATAGAATATTGGGACATGTGTTTACGTAAGATTTCGGTAACCCTTGGTACATCACTATTGGTCATCAGCCAGTGTGTACACGATCCGTTGACGGCGTGAGGCCTTTCCCGCTCATCCGAAAATTTTGCCGCGTTGAGTTTACGAACGTTTATGAGTCTATGCCAATACGATGTCTTTGCGACGGGGGTGGGGAGTTCTGCCACGGCTGTGTATACCGCTTGCCATATACCAACCGCGTTAGCTCGTCGGCGTATCTCAGATATGAGGAGTGGTGCGAGCCCTATATTTCGAATGGAGTCGTGAACACAGAGAAAGTTAATTTGTAAAACATCGAGGACTGTGTCGTGTACTCTATACTTGGTTGGTACACCAGATATGAAACCGACTAGTTTTCCGCCAGACTTTGTTCGAAGACCCAAATTCCAATCGGATTCCGTGGCCCATTCCACGAAATCTTTTGAATATTTGAACGAAAAGTGCTCATCGCGTATGTAGTGCGAAGACAGAAATTCGGATATTTCATTTATAGAACACGTCGACCATTCATAGTGTTTAGGTAATGTAACGGGTGTTTCGCTATATGTCCTAGACGAATCAATCTCACCCACGCCTTCAGAATGATTTTGTGGCATGGGTTGGGTATTCCAAAATTCATGAACCATTTGTATACTGGCGTATGTACCTTTTAAGTTGGCTTAAAGTTTTGAGTACACTTTAATTCAGAAATGTCGCTTGAACAAGATTACACCACCGTTCCCGGTCAGCTCTTTGCTTGCCTTTCCGTTGTTGGCCCGGAATGTCCCCAGAAGAATGATAAATTTGGTATCAAAATCCGGGGAGCTTTCAATTCTAGAGATGAAGCCGCGAGTCACGCGAAGCGTCTCCAAAAGGAAGATGCCACCTTTGATATTTATGTCGTGGACATGTACAAATGGTTGTTGATTCCACCGGACGCCGCCGCTATAGAGGACGTTCATTACACGAATGAAAAACTAGAGGAGCTCATGTCGGGGTACAGAGAAAATCAACAAATGGCGGCCAAGATGTTCGCTGAGCGTAAGAGAGACATGATGGAGAACCCAAATAACACGTACATTAAGCCTGGTGACGAGAATTCCAAATTTTACACGAAACCAGATGAACCACCCATCAGTCACCCAGCTGAGGTTTTGGAGCGTCTTAAGAAGGAAAAGCCGGACGCTGAGATGGAAGAGCTCGTGAAGGAAGCCGATAAGATCGTCGCTGATGAAATCGAAGAGCGACGTAAGAAGCGCGAGGCTGAGGCTGAGAGCGTTGAGGCGAAGGCGACTGAAGGTGGTGAAGTCGAAGAAGGTGAAGAAGTGAACTCCGCGTAAATAATTAAAAAGATATAATGCTGATCGGTATCCCTGATCACCATTATTGTATATATTCTGGTTAAGTGTGTGGACACGAAACACTTAAACGGAACACATTTTTATCCTGGTCGAAGAATGACCGGTTGCATGGTCTTACCCATGAAAAATCCTAAAATGAAAGCCACGAATATGACTATGTACGCGGTTTTGTCGAGATTTGAAAAGATATCAATCTTTTCTTGGTATTGCATTTGTGGAGGTGGAGGTGGTGGAGGGTAGTAATACATGGGTTCTTGTTCACGTTGTTCATCCTCCATTGGTTCTTCTTTTTCGAGTACATCCGGGGTATACTCGAGTGGATTTCCTATATCACTCTCCATTTATAAATTCGTGTTTTATTTTTTTAAGTACATTATTCCTCATCTTCATCCTCATCATCATCAACAATAAATCCAGCTAAATTACCATTTTCATCCGCATCCTCGTCGTCATCTGACTCCGATTCACTTTCAGTCTCCGAATCGTAATCATCTTCATCGAAATCAGAGTCATCGTCATCCGTGTAATCGTCCTCTACCTCTTCAAATATTTCGAGACGCTCCGGGGGCTTAGAAACTCGTCCAGAGCGAGTTCTAATACTAGACATTTTATAATATATATGTTCATTACATCTTTAAGTTATGCAACCGTTCTATTACTGCGTTCAATTTACTCATTATTTCTTCATTTTTGGAGTACATACCGAGCTCTTCTAGATTATGTATGGCTCGTTCCAATAGTTTCTGTGAAATGTCCACATGACCCTTAAATTCTACCGCCATGTGTAGATTCGAATTGAATTCCCTGTAGAGTATCCCGTTTATGTGCGCGTATTCACGGACATCTCTCATGATTTCTTCTACTGGATCGGACCTTATGTTTATTTTTGCTATTCTCGATGATACATAAATCATCGCCAGTAAAATAACCACCGCAAACATATTTATAATTTAGATGTTATCTTGTCTATAAGCCTGTGTTTTCTATTCGTGCATTTACAAACTTTTTGGATCTCATCTTTGAATATCGAAAAGTCTGATTTTGTGGAACACGCGGGGCACATGTGATTCGTTTTCACGAGCTTCTTTTTGCCTTTCATATTCTCTATAGCGTGTATTTCCAGATTATCATCTTGAATCATGTATTTTTTGATATACGCTTTAAGGTCTTCGCGCACGTCACATTTTGGTTTTTCGACAGGCTTTTTCTTTGGGAGTGGCTTAAATTTCTTCACCTGTAATTTTTCGACTATATTTGGGGGTAATTGGTGCGCTCGTCCCGAGAAATCCTTACAAAACCCATAGAATCGACCTCTCAACGTTTCACATCGACAGAAACACTTTTGTTTTATGGTGTCCCCTAATATATGAAACCACACGTGATTTGACATGTGATTTCTTTTTGTGTTTTCACAATACCTAGACGTCGTGGCGACGAGGTAACTGTTCTTTTCTCGGTACATATTCTTTACGCGCGCATCAGTCTGACCTTCCATGTGTCGACGTACGAACGTTTCGAGTAAAGCACACGTTTCTGGGTCTTTGAGTTCGTCCTTCAACTGGTTCGCGGTGAATGACCCTTCTTTCTTCACCCGCGCACCTTCGATTATTCTGGGGTCGGTGCATTCTGTCCGAAGAGTCGCCATATTCATGAGTTCTACGGTTGGTTCCGGTGACACTTTTTGGAACATGGCGAGAGGTCCATGTTTATACAAAAGTATAGGTAGGTACTCACTTTGCGTTTGCTTTCCTCTATCACATTCCGAGCATCCCTTACCATTACACGCTTTGTGCGTTACCATTTTATGTGAAAATGGCATTCGAAACCCACTTCCACGGGTGTTTCGTTCACTACTTCCATACACGGACAAATCGACTATTTCGTTCCAGTCTTTTGATCCATAGGCTATGTTGAGTGTGTTTATGATGTGTTCTCTGAGAGCTAACGCCGAGGATCTATTCACCGGAAAATCCGGCCAATTTATGTGTACACCCGTTTTCATGAAATCATCCACCTTCTTTGGTTTTGAAACACACACGAGCGCATCCTTCCCTCCATGTTTACTTACCCTGTCACATATGACTTTACACACGCGGTTAATTTCTTCTATCGTGAGAACATCATCATCCTTGTAATCGAGGTCAACGAAAAAATTATACGCATCGATCGTCTTTTGCTCCACGAGATATATCTTCTCGTTCGATTTGATACACTCAACGTATTTTTCATAAAATTCAGTCAATCTATCAAATGGTACGGACAGCACGCCGCCGTCCATGAACACATGTGATGGATTGGGGTTCTTTTCAAAGAAGCCATGACTCTTGCACCACTCCTTGAACATACTTACCATTAGTTCGCGTAATTCTTTTAATCTTCTTCAAAGCTTCTCCATATCGACGTCCTAAACGATACATCTGGTTGTGTTGCTTCATCTTCTGTTAGTTTTTTCTTCAACACTAAAAGTTCATACACCTTATCCTCCTTGTGTTCTTCGATGTAATCGTTCGCACGAGTTGGTGTGTATGAATGTCTATTGACGAGCAAATCATGTATTTGCATTAAAATGTAGCTCTTCGACTTCATTATTTTATAGCAAAGGATTTTCTATTCAAAGATGTAACACACGCATAGAATTCTGGATTTTCGAGAACGTTTTTAGTGATACGATCCCATTGCTTCTTCATCCTGAATTCTTGGAGTGTATCGAACGACATGAAATCATTTTCGTCGTGCGTACGCTTAATAGGTTGTTTTTGTATTTTTTTAGCTATCGTCTTTTGTTTCTCATCGTTGAACTTCTTAACGAGATCAACTTGTTCGGGTTTCGTGTAATTCACAAAAAACACAAAGACGTTATATTCCAACTCGACGGTTGGGCTTTCTTTGACTATAAATTTAAATTCCGTATACTCGCCTTTCTTCAAAGAAACGACACCACGCGTTTCTTCTTCAAGTTCGCGAAGGGCACACCGAATTGGATTGAAAATCTCTCTTCGGCGACACCCTCCGGTCACGAATATCCAGTCTTTAAAGCGCTTATCTCTCACCGTTAGGAATTTGGGTTTGTCGCTCGTAAATGTTACTGGTACCGCTATCGCTTTATATTTCTTCATTGCGCTGATCGCAAGTTATAATCTTCGGAGATGTTAATTTTCTTTGGACTCGGCAACATTATTGATTACGACCTCTTCCTCCTCCTCTTCATCGTGTTCTTGGATAACACGTTGTTGAGTGGGTGGTGGTGGTGTGTGCGCTTGAACGATTTTATTACAGAAACCTTTGATACCTTCGATATCACTCTTAGCTTGTGTAAACTCCTTGTACATGTAAACGGTGGCCGCAATGCACAAAATAACAGCTACAATAGTGAGAGTCTCTCTATCGAACGAGATCATACTTTTGTGTAATAGAAACGTTGAATTTTTTTAAGTAGCTTCCTCCTGATTAATGGGGGAAATGAATTTTTCGAGTGTCCTGGATTTTGGGTCATACGTGAGTACAAACACGAATCCTAGAAGAAATAAATACTTCCAAAGCATTTGATATTAGTGTCTAATTTAATTAGAGTACATCAAACCACCCATACCGTTTTCAATACGCATAATATTGTAGTTCACAGCGTACACGTCTTGGCCAGCGGTAAAGGTACCACCGGTGGAGACGAGACGCGCCGAGTCGAGGCGACTGAAATTGAGCGAACCAGTTGGTTGCAACTTCGCGGTCTCGAGGCAGAATGGATACAAGAAGTAGTTACCCGCATCATCCTCAACGGACGAAGACGCCGTGTGGTAATACAAGGACGCCTCGGTGTAGTGTGGGACGGTTGGCTTGGAATCGGTAACATCGGTACCGTTGATTTGGAGCTTCATGGAACCAGTGGCAATACCGAGTTGAGCGCTGTTGTCAAATACATTGGACGACGCCAAGAGCTTGACTGGGTGGTTAAAGTTGAGCTCTTGCATGGCGACGTTCGACGCGATAGACTTTTGCGTTTGGGTGATGATCATGTTTTGTGGAGTACCCGCCAAAGTGGTGCGTTCATCGGTATCCAAGTAGATGTATTGCGCGTGAACTTCATAATCAGTAGCCACTGGAGTGTTCCAGGTAATTCGCAATTCGACATCGTGGTACTGGAGCGCAATCAATGGGATCGCGGATTGCCAGTTTTCACAGAAAGAGAATCGAAGGGGATAGAATCGAGTTTCGAGCGTCGCGGAACGATCTGGACCCTTGCTCGTGTTTTGGGCGAGGATAGTTGGGGCGATGTACTGAGAAAAGTGAGACGTTTGTTCGTCGATGACCTGGCCACCGACCAACCACTCGACCTTCTTAATTCGGGAAGCCCATTCAGATTTTTTGAGAAGGGCTGGAGTGCGCTGCGTGATGTAGCAGTATCCGAGGAGATCCCCCTTGCGTTCGAAACGAACGGTGGAGATACCACCAGCGGCTGGAACGCCCTGGAGCACTTGGCGTTCTACGGTTTGGGCAAAATTTGTGTGACGTCGATAGTTAGATCTGAAAAAACTGACTTCAGGTTGGCCGACGAGGTGGGCATCCTGGGCGCCGACGGCGACGAGTTGGGCAATACCACCAGACATTTTATATATATTGAGGTTATTTTTTTAAATGGCTATCTTTACATGATGGTGCTACATCATGTAAAGATAACGAGAAGTTGTTTCGATCAACTGACTTTCGGGTTATGAGCCCGACACGCTTCCACTGCGTCATCCCGTTTGTTGCACCCGACGCGATTTGAACGCGCGATCTCCTCCTTACTAAGGAGGCGCATTAACCACTATGCTACGGGTGCATTCTCTCCACCTCTGGGTTTCGATCCCAGTACCCCACGGTTAACAGCCGTGTGCTCTTCCAATTGAGCTAAGGAGGAATGGTCCGGCCTACCCGATTCGAACGGGTGACCCGCTGATAACAATTTTTACATTGCAAATTTAGTATTATGTACTACAGTCAGCTGCTCTTCCATCTGAGCTAAGGCCGGATAAGCTCCTACCTGGACTCGAACCAGGGTTATTGGATTCAAAGTCCAAGGTGATGACCACTA